ACATTTGTTGAAGACAAAAGAATTGTATGATAGGTTCTATGATAGGATAGGTGAGCACACACTGTCACCTGAAGCGTACCTTGTTTTCAAGAACATTGGAGAATACTATAAGTTCAAACCTGAAGCGTCTGACTTTGAGTGGGCAGACATGCAACCTCACTTCTTTCACTTCGGAACTGGCAAGCATCTGACGCCAAGCAATCAGAAGATATACGTTAATCTATTTAATAGATTACGTAAACATGAGGTAAGTACAGAGACTTCTGATGCTATACTTTCAGAGTTTATAACTAAGGATTACGCTACAAAGATTCACAATACAACATTGGATATTATTAGTAACAAGGATGTTGACATAGAAGATGTACAACAGTACATGGACAACATGAAGGTTGAGTTGCAGTCTGTCACCAGCGTGGATCACGTAGAAGGACTGGTGACTACGGACATCCACGAGTTGATCCGTGTTACAATGACAGGTCCAGGGTTGAATTGGCGAATCAAAGCATTGAACGAATGTGTAGGACCACTACGTAAAGGGAACTTTGTCATCGTTGGTGCACGCCCTGACAGTGGCAAGACTACATTCCTGCTGTCTGAGGTAACTAACTTTGCATCACAGCTTCCAGATGACGAGTGCATACTGTGGATCAACAACGAAGAGGTAGGTGAGAAAGTATTCAGACGGTTGATCCAGTCAGCTATTGGCTGGACAGATCAAGAGACAAGGGATGATCCTCTCGGATGTACTGAGAGATTGAAAGCAGTCATGGGTTCACCAGATAAAATCAAACATGTGAAGCGTAGCTTGTTCACAGTGCGAGATGTAGAGAAACTGGTGAAGAAATTCAAGCCGAAGGCTATCGTGTTCGATCAGTTGTGGAAGGTGGTTGGGTTCGAGAAAGAAACAAACAACGAGATCGGAAGACAGACGTTGTTGTTTGCGTGGGCACGAGGGTTGGGACAGGAGTATGGCCCAGTGATTACCGTGCATCAGCTAGGTGGCGAGGCAGAGGGTGTGAAGTGGCCCACTATGAAGAACCTGTACGGGTCGCAGACAGGTATCCAGGGTGAGGCAGACTTGATTATCCTGATCGGCAGATCACACGATCCTGCGGAACAGGACTATCGGTTCTTCTCCTTGCCAAAGAATAAGTTAGGGGATGGGTTGACAATCCCTAATCGTAATGCTAGGTTTGTTCTTAAGATCAGACAGGACATTGGGAGATTCGAGGATGCTAGCTTCGTTACTACATGAAGCGTCGATGAGGACAGGTATTCACCTTCACAGAATAGTTACCGTTGACTTTGAAACAAACATCAAGAACACAACGATAGGTACGAACAAAGCAAGTCCGTTCTGTCCACAGAACAACATCGTGATGGCTGGTGTACAATCTGTGTACCCCAGTGGTACAGAATCGTTTGGGTACAGCAGTGATGTAAAGTTGCGTAATGCAATAATTGTTGGGCACAACGTGAAGTTCGATGCGTTGTACATGATGAAGCATTACCAAGATTTACTTAAAGAAAATCTGTTGTGGGATACGATGGAGGTGGAGTACATCCTGAGTGGGCAGCAGGAAAAGATGGCTAGCCTGGATAAGCTATCAGTCAAGTATGGTCTTCCTGTCAAGGACGATAAGATAAAAGAATACTGGAATAATGGTGTAGATACAGAGGATATACCTAAAGAAGAACTACTATCCTATCTTACACAGGATGTGTACAATACTAGTTCTATCTTTAGGCAACAACTAGCCAAGATAAATCATATGGCTGGTATGTCATCCTTGGTTATAGATTCTATGCTAGCTCTTAACATGACTACACAGATGGAATACAATGGTCTGTACGTAGACATGAATAAGCTTATTGAACTAGCTTCTGAAGTACATAACAATCTATCCAAGGTAGAGAAAGAGCTTGAAGAGTTATGCAGTATTGAGTTCAATAGTGTTGACTACAACAGTAACAAGGAACTTAGTTGTCTACTGTGGGGAGGAGAGGTAACTAGAGAGAATACAGTAGAAGTACTAGATAAAGATGGTCTTCTATATATCTATAAGTCTGGTAAGAAGAAGGGAAAGGTAAAGACGAAGAAGGTAAAGGCTAAGGTAAGAGTAGAAGGAATATTACCAGTAACAATCATCGACTCTTCCAAGTACAAGGGTAGCGTAGATGAAGAAGCACTGTCTTCTATCCGTACTGAGTTGACTCCTGGTAATCCAGTGTCTAACCTAATCAATCTGCTGCTACAGCAGCGAGAGTTGTACAAGGACTTCCATACCTACTACGCTGGCGTAGGTAAACTAGTGTGGCCTCACGATAGTTGCGTGCATGGACAGTTGTTGCACACTGTGACGAGTACAGGTAGACTCTCCAGTAGAGAACCTAACATGCAGAACTTTCCCTCTTACACAGAGGCAGACTGATGTATGGACATTCCTGAGCATGTGGTAGAGGCGTTGTTTGAGATAGCTGTCAGCTTAGACTATCTCAATCCTAGATTGGCAGGAGGTAGCGTAAGAGATTTACTACTTGGTCAACCTGTAAAGGATTGGGACATCTTCACTGACAATGCAAGGATACTCCTACCTCCACTCCTTGAAGGGTGGAAGATAGTAGCTAACCCGAAGAAGGAAGTGATTGAATCCTACGGAACCAAACCAACAAAGATAGGAGCGTTCTTCAAGTACAGTAACACTCAACACGGAACTACAATAGAGCTAATCTGTAATGGTATGAAGATCGAGGACTTCGACCACGCTATCTGCCAGTGTCACTACGATCTTGTATCCAAGCGGATAGTAACTACCCGTCACTTCGAGGAGGCAGCGCGTAACAAGATACACAAGATATTCGTACGCAATTTGCGTACCCCGGTACAGACGTACAAGTGTTTCCATGACCATACACCAAGGATTCTAGCCAAGTATCCTTGGCCTTTGGAGTTGTGTTATGAGTAACATTAAGCAGGCATTCGTCTCACGCTTCGGCGAAGACGGTATGATTGTAGAAGCAGACTGGAGTCAGTTGGAGATTTACGTACTCCAAATTGTGAGTGGAGATCCAGAGCTACGAGATGAGTTGAACAGTGGTGTTGATCTGCACACGATGATGACCTCGCAATTGTTCAAGTCAACATACTTGGACGTGTCTTTGAAAATCAGGGACCACGACCCTGTATGGACTGCGAGGAGACGCAATACCAAACGTGCTCGCTTTGCATTGCAGTACGGTGCGTCAGCCCAGCGGATCAGCGACCTTACGGGATGGAGTCTTGCTGAGAGTAAATACTTCATCAAGACATACTACGAGAAGTACGCAAAGATAGCGCAGTACCACAAGCGAGTGAAGGAGGAGGTACTCAGTTCTGCTAAACCAATCGGGTATGATAGTGCTGTAGGCACTAAGTACAAGGGACAGTTCACTTCACCTAACGGGAGGAGATACGTATTCGACGGTGTTGACAAGGGAGATGGAGCGGGTGTACGATTCAGCGGTACGCAACTGAAGAACTACCCAATCCAGGGACTAGCGAGTGACTTTGTTAAGAAGGCAGCTTCCAATCTTCACATGACAATCAAGCGTGCCAATCTTGACAAAGATGTACTGCTAGTTAATACTGTACATGACAGTGTAATCATAGATACCAACAAAACGGAAGAGGAGATACACAAAGTAATACGCAGTGCATACGGTGCAGCGCAAGCGGTGTGGCTACACATGTGCCCCACCTGTCCTGCGGACGTTACATTCAAATACGAAGTTACTACTGGAAAACATTGGAGCAAATAACATGTCAACTGTTAATGGTTACGTTAAGGCTAAGTCGAGCAACAAGTTTGGCTATGGCATTCTTGTCAACGACAAGTGGTACAACAGCAAGGACGAACCTTCCTGCGCTAAGGGCGACTACGTTACGTTCGATGATGGAGGTAAGAACTACATCAATGGCTTGAGCAAGACTACTGCTCCTGCTGGTAGCAGCGCAGACAAGCCCTCGTATGCTTCCAAGTCTGGTGGCTACAATCGTGGCGTGTTCCCAGTACCAAAGATGGGTGATGGTGCACGTTCAATCATTCGTCAGAATGCACTGACTAACGCGGTAGCTACTGTCAGTATGGTTATGTCGAGTGGTATTACGGCAAAGGTTACAGAGGATAAGTTAGTAGAGATGGTCTTCAAGATTGCACGGCAGTACGAAGCATACAGTGCCGGTGATATTGACGCTGAAGCGGCTAAGGCTGTCGAAAGCTACGACGTGTCATGACACACGGATTGATCGACGGTGATCTCGTTCTATTCAGGGCAGCGTTTGCTGCCGGTGAGTGGGCAAGATCCGCAGCGAAGAACACGATGGAGTTGATACTCAGCAACACGGGTATCGACTCCTTCAACATCTACCTAACTGGCAAGGATAACTTCAGGAAAGAGATATACCCAGCGTATAAAGCAAACCGTAAGGACAAGCAGTTGCCAGTTGAAGCCTTGCTTGAGACTAAGGAATATCTCATCGACAATTGGGGAGCAGAGGTGATACATGGCATGGAAGCCGATGATGCAATGGGTCTTGCTGCTAGCAGCGATACGCTGATTATCACACTAGACAAAGACCTTGATATGATTCCAGGCTCACACTATAATTGGATCAAGGACTGGACCTACGAAGTGAACGAAGAGGAAGCCTTCCGCCACTTCTGTACCCAGTGCATACAGGGAGACAGGACGGACAATATCCCAGGGTTGTACCAAGTTACTGGTAACAAGGCGACAAAGAAACTGCTGTCCAATCTCGATAACATTGGCACTAAAGAGGAGATGTTCAATTACGTAAAACATCTGTACGGTAGAGAGCACCAGCCTATGCTACACACCATAGCCTCGCTGCTGTGGATTCAACGGGGAGACGCTAGAACGTATGACCAATACCTACACTCGGGAGGAAGTGATACGTCTCTTGGACACACTGAAGAGACTACAGATGCTACTGCTGAGAGTGGTGGAGAACGTCCACCCGAAGTTGATAGAGGAAATAAAGATGGAGTTGAAGATAAATGATAATTGAAAACTGGGAGAACTCAGAAGGTATGTTATCGAACGTAGACAAAAAGAGAAGTGAAGCACTTGCAGCACGAGTGGGTGTCAGTATTCCAGGTGACATCAGCCTATTCCAGTGGCACCTTCCTATCCTTGAGAAACTTGTAGAGCGAGTAGAGAATCTTGAAAAGAACGTACCGAAGCAAGCTCGAAGCGCAGGTCGCGGCAGACCTCGGAAAGACGTGGGAGTACGAGCCGGGGGTGATCGAGTACACACAGAAGAAGGACTACTTGATTGACTTCAAGAATGGTAAGTACGTAGTAGAGGTAAAGGGATTCTTCCGCAGTGGTGACAGTAGCAAGTACCGTGCAGTTGCAGATGCTTGTAAGGAACAAGGGTACGTCTTCATCATGTTGTTTGCAAAACCTAACGCACCAATAAGGAAGGATGCAAGAACAACGTATAGGAGTTGGGCAGAGAAACATGGTATCCTGTGGTTTGATACCAATAACATCCACAAACTGAAACAGTTCATAGCTAATAGGACAAAGCAATGAGTGACATCGTGGAAAGGCTTGCGACAGCGCGGAACATGAGCGAGCTTGAGCGCGCCGCTGCTGATGCTATTGACGAGATCGAACGGCTGCAAAAAGACGTAGTTCACTGGCGCGAGGCCAGGCGCTCCTGCATCGAAGCGGGCGATATGATGAAAGCTGAGATCGAGCAGCAGCGCAAAGAACTGAACGAGGTAGCGAAGCTCAACCTGGAGCTGATGGACATCAGGGCAAAGCAAGATGCAGAGATCGGGCGGCTGCGCTCGGCTCGAAATGAGTTGGTCACCGCGCTGTATGACATCGCTAGCCATTTCGAGAACACTCTTTATGCGTTTCGAGATGACACGGAGGCGAGAAAGAAAGCGGAGGGCGACATTGCC